TCAATATGCCGATTCTGGCGACTTTGTTACCATGACAAAGAAAATTAACGGCGGAACTTTGGGTCTAGACGATCGTCAACATCGTTACCTACAGGCCATGCAGGTGTTTAGCTCATAATGTTTGATTTATTTGTACACTACGCACTGGGCAATATTCCAGACTGGCTTTGGCCAGCACTTGCTGGTGGCTCATTTGCTATTTGGTTCTTTGCCGGAGTTATCAGTCATTTGCCACAGTTCGCTCTGTATGCCAAACTGATTAAACCTGTGGCATTTATTGCCATGATGACGGGCGTGTTTATGTATGGCGGCGCTGGTGTTATTGCTGTGTATAAAGCCGACCTAGTTGAAGCGCAACATCAAGCTGAACTGGCCGACGAAAAAGCCAAGGCTGCGAATCAACAATTAACCCAGGCACTTGATGCCAACGCACACTTGGTTAAAGGACGTGCTTACGGAGTTAGCGTGATTATTCAGAAAGATCGAGAAAAAATCAATGCCGACTGTAACAAGATCAACTCTAATGCTTGGGAAGACTACAACCGTGCTGTAAAAAATTCAGGTAGCAAGATCTTAACAGGGGATAAGAAATGAAACACGTGATTGTTGCATTAGCTCTTGTCGTGCTGTCAGGATGTGCTACTAAAATTGCTCCTGTTAATCTTAAATGGCCCGATGCACCCGCTGAACTATTAGCGCCAGCAGAAGAATTAACACCGTTGACTGCCGACCAAACTCAGTTAAGCGACCTATTAGACAATGCTAATACTAATTTTTCTAAATATTATATCTTAAAAGATCGATACGATGCTTGGCAAAGTTGGTATAACAGCCATAAACAAATTTATCAAGGCGCACAATGAAAAGATTAATCGTATTATTGTTGCCTTTGTTATCTAGTTGTGCCGTATATGATGCGCTAACATTAACTGGGTTTGATCCAAACGAGTATCGTATTATTACGGAAATTCGTGTAGATGCTAATCATTATAAAGATTCTTGTGCTAATCCTTTAATAGCACAAACTAACGCAGTAGCAATAGCAAATAAAACAGACTTATTTGAAATATATAGCGAGCAAATTCCCGGCAATGATGACGGATATAAAGCCGCTAAAAGTTTAAATGAAATAGCACAGGGGCTAGCCCGGCGTTACGACACACCGCCGGTGCCTACACTATTCTGTAAATTAAAGTATACCAGCATTGAGAATAGTGCAAAAGTGATACAACATGTCTTAGGTCAGAGGCCGCGCTAAATGAGAATTAATTATCGTAAAATTTATGAACAATGCTACGGTCCTATTCCGACAGAAAAAGATGGTCGCAAGTATGAAATACACCATATTGACGGTAATCATAGCAACAATGATCCTAGTAATTTGATAGCGGTTACTTTTGAAGAACATTATGATATACATCATGCTCAAGGAGATTGGCATGCTTGTGTATTGATGGCAAAACAGCGTGGGAAAAGTGTTGAAGAAATAAGTAGGTTAAACAGTTTAGCACAAAAAAAACGAGTTAGTTTAGGTACTCATAATTTTCTTGGTGGCAAAATACAAAAACAACATAATCAACGGAGAGTAGCAAATGGAACCCACCCATTCTTAGATGGTGAAATGCAAAGAAAAACAGCCTTAAAAAGAGTTAAAGATGGAACACATCATTTTGTATTGAAGGTATCTTGTGTGTGTTGTAAGGAAGAGAATACTCTTGCTAATTACAATCGAAATCATAAAGAAAAATGTAGTGGTCCTAAAAAACCTAAATTACCGTATATACACACTTCTCATACCAAAATAAGTTGCCTAGGATGTAAAAAAATAATCACTCCTATCAATTTTAAAAGATGGCATGGAGAAAATTGTAAATTATTAAAGGAAGAAATACAATGACCTTAGATGAAATACAAAGCCAGTTAGCCGCTATGGCCAATGCAGGAGATCCAACATTTAGCAAGTTTGCCAGTGACATTAATCAAGTAGTAGAACAGGCTAAAGTAGGACAACTGAGTAATGCCGACGTTGCGGAAATACTACGCGATGCACAAAGTCAGTTGGCCATATTAGAAGATATGAGTCAGTTATCGTTTAAAGAAACGTTAAACACTTGTATTACTGGCATAATTATGATTGCTGGAGCCGTTTAAGGAGATGATGATGGGTTGGTTTACTAAGTTAGAACAGAGTGTAGCGGGCAAGTTAAAAGAAGCATTTACTGATGCTAAAAAATTGTCCACAGAAGCAATTGATGATATTGCAGCCGCAGAACAAGCGTTATCAGATGCACGACATCGTGCTGCCAGATTTAGCAAGGCTGCACATTTGGCCGCATTGGCCGCTGCTACCAAGGCACAGGCTGAAACAGCCGCCTTAATCGAAGCCGCTAAAGAAGCAGAAGCATTGGCAAATTATCATGCAGGAAATGTAGGTAAATAAAGTTGTAGTTCGCGATACGGGGGTATCCAACTACTCTAACCGTTTACAAGGAACCGTCAGCATGTCTACTTATCTCACTAGCCCATACACTTATCTATTAGGATGGGCAAAATTAAACACTTATTATTACGGATTGAGATTTGCCCAAGGTTGCCACCCAGATGACCTTTGGAAAACTTATTTTACATCAAGCTGTTATGTTGCCGAGTTCGTTGAACAACACGGCGATCCTGATATTATCCAAATAAGAAAAACATTTACTGTTATACCAACTGCCCAACTATGGGAGCATCGTGTATTAAAACGAATGAAGGTTATACACCGCACCGACTTCCTTAATCGTACAGATAATAAATCTATTACTCCTCTGTATGGCAACAACAATCCTGCTACTCGTCCAGAAGTACAAAAGAAGATTAGTGATGGAGTATTACTATGGTATAAAACAAACGATAATCCTAATCTTGGAACTACATGGACTGACACAGAAAAGCAAGAATGGAGTGATGCTCGTAAAGGGGAAAATAATCCATTCTACGGGCACAAGCATACAGAAGAAAATAAGCAACTTTATTCAGAACGCCAACAAGGTAAAAATAACTCATTCTATGGTAAACCCCATAGCGATAATCTAAAAGACAAATGGAGCAAAGAACGCACAGGAATAGCAAAATCTACTGTGTGTTGTTTATATTGTCGCGAAAAAGTTGGCATAAACATATTCCCTCGTTGGCACGGAGATAACTGTAAAAAACGCTAAATACTAACAAATAATAAAAATATGGAGTTAGTATGTCATATAATCAACCCACAACCGTAGAAACAACCAACGCAAAACCGCAAGAAGACTGGATGGCTCGCCGCTGGAGACCGCTAATGGGATATATCTATATGGCTATTTGCGCCTGCGATTTTATATTCTTCCCTATTTTATGGTCNATGACCCAAGCGGTATATCATATANTTCCTTTTGTGCAATGGCAACCGCTAACATTGCAAGGGGCAGGCATGATACATATCGCATTTGGCGCAATATTAGGTATCGCAGCATTTGGTAGAACAAAAGAAAAACTAGCAGGAGCCGAGCAAGGCGGAGTAGGGGCTGTAGATTTAGGGCCAGGCACAACCTACCAGGTGCCCGGAATGCAACCTGGACAAATGGGCATGAACGGCGGTATGAACTCAGGAATGGGCGGCGGATTTGGGGGAAGTAACAATGGCGGATTTAATAGTGGGTCGCAGTCAATGGGCAGTGGGTCAACATTTGGCGCACCTTCAACAGGAGGATTTGGAAGTCCAGCACCAGCATTCGGTAGCACACCGGCTCCGGCATTTGGTTCCACCCCAGCACCAACATTTGGATCTACGCCAGCACCAGCATTTGGCGCCCCAACAACATTTAATACAACACCACCGGTAACTGCCAGTGGTAAACCATCTGGGCCTGCTCAGTCATTCCCAGCACTATAAGGACAGTAAAATGATAAAATTATTAGTAACATTAAACATAGCCGTTTGGTTATTTGTTGGAGCTGAAGTAGCACATGCTATTGAAACAAAGCAGGTGTGCCACGATGTTGTGGTTAAGGGCAAAACAGTTAACCAATGTAAGACTGTTAAAATACACAAAAAGGTAGAAGGTACTCCTGTACCAGATGCACCTGCCAAAAAATCCAAGAAGTAATTGTTGGCGCCCCGAGCAAACAGTATAATTAATATGCTGTTTGCTTTTTCTTCGATATGACAAACCACTACCAAACTCTTGGCGTTGACCAAAACGCCACTCCTGACCAAATTAAACGAGCTTATCGTCGGCTGGCCAGCCAACATCATCCAGATCGTGAAGGTGGGGACAAAAATAAGTTCCAAGAAATAGAACAGGCATATCGTACACTAAGTGATCCGCAACTAAAGGCCCGACACGACAATCCTAGCCCATTTGGTAGCGGCGTTGGTCAAGGCATGAATAACCAATCATTTAACTTTGAAAGTATCTTTGATATATTTGGTGCTAGATTCCAACATCCACATCAGCAACAACAGCGTAGAGCACAACATGCGGTAATGACATTATGGGTCACTCTGAGAGATGTTGCCCACGGTGGTAATAGAACTATCAGTGTAGGGACTCATCAAGGTACTACAACAGTAGAAATAGCAATACCCACAGGCATCAATGACGGTGACAGTGTGCAATATTCTGGAGTTGGCCCGGGTGGTATGGATTTGGTAATCACATATAGAATACATCCAGATCCTAAATGGGTTCGACAAGGACTTACACTACAAACGGAACATACCATATCCGTTTGGGATTTGATTGTAGGGTGTGAAACACCAATTAAAGATATTCTGGGCAATAATTTAAGTTTAACTATTCCTCCAGGAACACAGCCCGGAACCATATTAAGATTGCGCAACCGCGGTTTAGCGTCCCGTATCAGCGAAACTGGAGATTTATTGGTTAAGGTACAGGCCCAAATCCCTACAGATATCCCACAAGAATTATTGGACTACATTATTCAAATTCGCGGTCAATAAATAACCATATAGCTTGCATTTAATGTCGTGATGTAGTATAATAAACAATTGGATAAACATACTTAAAGGACTCCATGCAAAATAACCCAGAAATTGAACAGGTTCTCGAAAATGCAGTCAAACTGGCTCGAGAGCTTAAACACGAATATGTACTAACAGAACATGTTCTGTTGGCCTTAATCCAATACAATCCTTTTAGAAAATGTTTAGAAAAGTTTGGCACGGATGTCGGCATGATGGAACAAGAGTTAGAGGCATATCTGGTTAGTCTGGTAAACTTAGTCACTGACAAAGATATACAGCCAAAGAAAACTAACGCCCTTGAGCGTGTGTTTAATCGCGCACTGACACAAGTATTGTTTACCGGCCGTAAATCAGTTGCTACGGCAGACTTATACATGGCCATGATGGCCGAGAATAATAGTCATGCTCATTACTTCTTACTCAAGTATGGTGTTAAAAAACAAGAATTTATGGAGTTTTGGCAGGTTAACTATAACCATTCAGATGTAGTATTAACCAATCAACAGGCCACAGAAATACTCACCCAACATTGTACTGATCTTACTAAGTTAGCCAAAGAAGATCGTCTCGAACCAATGATTGGCCGTAGCCAAGAAGTAGAAGATATGATTGCTGTATTGGCCCGTAGATTTAAAGCCAACGTACTCATGGTTGGCGATCCCGGTGTAGGCAAAACTGCCATTATTGAAGGACTTGCTCAAGAAGTTAGTGCAGGCCGTGTACCAGACTTCCTTAAAGATCACGAAGTATGGTCACTAGAAATTGGTAGCTTACTAGCCGGTAGTAAGTATCGCGGCGAGTTTGAAGAAAAGTTTAAGGCAGTTATTACCGCATTAGAAACTAAAAAGAAATGTATTTTGTTTATTGACGAAGCTCACACCATGATGGGCGCCGGAAGTTCAAGCAACAGTACATTGGACTTTGCCAATATGTTAAAGCCAGCAATTACCAAGGGTAACTTAAAGGTTGTAGCAAGTACCACCTGGGAAGAGTATTACGAGAGCTTTGAAAAGGATCGTGCGTTAATGCGTCGTTTTCATCGTGTGGCTATTGATGAGCCCACACCAGAAGTTACAGAACAGATCCTTATTGGACTTAGCCCACGTCTGGAAAAATTCCACGATGTATTAATTGACACAGATGCTATTACCGCCGCAGTAGAATTGTCAGGCCGTTATATCCACGATCGTAAAAATCCAGATAAAAGTATTGACTTAATTGATGGTGCCTGTGCTAGAGAGCGTGTTAAAGATCTAGGTAATGTTACTGTAAACCGAGATATGATCATGGCACAGTTAAGTCGTGTAACTGATGTACCGTTAGATCGTCTGCAAAACGAACGCAGTGCTAACATTATTGAGTTAGAAAGTAATATCAAACAAAAACTCTATGGCCAAGATGCCGCAGTAGACACAGTGTTAGATCGTGTGTACATTAACTTCTCGGGTATTGGCAATCAAAAGCGTCCTATTGCCAGCTTTCTGTTCCTTGGGCCCACAGGTACTGGTAAAACAGAACTGGCCAAATTGTTAGCAGAGAATTTAGATATGAAGTTACTCAAGTATGACATGAGTGAATACCAAGAACGCCATACAGTCAGTAGTTTAATTGGTGCTCCTCCTGGATATGTAGGCTTTGAAGATGGCAACATTGGCGGCGGCAAACTAATATCGGATGTTAGCAAAAATCCATTTAGTATATTGCTGTTTGATGAAATTGAAAAGGCGCATCCAGATGTTATCAATATCATGCTACAAATGCTCGATGAAGCTCGCATTACCAGTAGCAACGGTAAGACAGTAGATCTTAAAAATTGTATCATTATCATGACCAGTAACTTGGGTGCCCGCGATAACGAAAACAATAACATTGGCTTTGGTCAAGATCTAGAAAAGACCGGCAGTGAAGACAAGGCAATGAAAGAGTTCTTCAAGCCCGAACTACGCAATCGTATTGATCAGGTTTGTAAGTTTGTTAAACTGGATACACTAGCTGTTAAGAAGGTTGTTGTTAAGTTTGTAGACGAGTTAAAATCTAATCTAGCAGAGAAAAACATCCGGTTGACCTTGGCAGAGCCAGTTATTGATATGTTGGCCGACAAGGGCTACGATAGTAAGATGGGTGCTCGTCCATTGAGCCGTAAAATTGATGAACTAATCCGTGTGCCATTGAGCAAGCGTATATTATTCGACCGATTAGAAAATTGTACTATCCATGCCGTTATGAAAGACGACAAGATTGAGTTCGTCACGGATGAATCAGTGATGCAACCTGTGGTTGACGAAGAAGGATACATAGTACTTGACCAAATCAATCCAACAATTTAAGCTCGTTATTAAAGATCGATTATTTTATAATCGATATGAGTATGCCGTTGGGTTTCATTTAGATGAAGTTAGTTGTCTAAGAGAACTTAACCATGCTCGTATCGATCGTATGATTGAGCGGCGAATTGCCTGGCGGGATATAGCCCAGCAGAGAACCAGCGGTAAGTCTACCCTAGTAGGGCATACTATACTAACCCGTAGATATAAAGAAATCACAGATACCACCGTTAGCAATTTACATCAATTAACCGAGCAGCTGTTAACTACATCTGCAGATTTTAAATTAGTTGTTAGTGTAAATACTGCCCATGTTTATACTAACGACTTAAC